GAAGCTAAGATAATAAAGCGTGGTAATTTTTACCTAACGCCATTTACAAAAGATCATGTTGAAGAAGTAATTTTCAACTTGAGTCCAGAAAATGTCAGGGAGATAAATCTCCTTGGCTATCATAACGTCAGAGAATGTATTGAAGAGATGATGAAATACTCTGATTGCTACCTAGTACGCAAAGAAGGTGAGGTATTTACTGCAATATCTGGCCTTTGGTACGAAGATGGCAGGGAAACACCACAGTTTTTTGCAATGTTTTCTAAGAATATTAAGAAAAACTTTACATCTATAGCGCGTGGATCACGTATGTTAATAACATTTTTTGATAGAACACAGGACGAAATGTGTATGCGCATATTGAGCGATCACCAGTTTATGTTGGATTGGGCAGCATGGTTAGGGTTCGAAGCAATAGGTGTAACTGAGTTTAATTCTAATCACTATGTTGATTTTGTGCGTTGCATTTCCCCACAAAAAAGTGCTTATAGTGAAACATCACGGCCCGTCGTGCACTGAAAGGCCCATTTGGATACCCTTGTCGATGTGAAGGAACGGATACCCGAGTAACCGAAACTTTATATTTAGGAAAAGAAAATGGCTAATACTATCGACCAAGCTTTTATTAAGCAGTTCGAAACTGAAGTCCACATGGCGTATCAACGCATGGGTTCTAAGCTTCGCAACACAGTACGTTCAACAAATGTATCTGCATCAGTAGCAAGATTCCAGAAAATCGGAACAGGCACAGCGTCAACCAAGGCACGTAACGGAGATGTTACAGCAATGGAACTAGCGCACACTAACGTAGAAGTCACAATGGCTGACTACTACGCAGCGGAATACATTGATAAGTTGGACGAATTAAAGATCAACATCAATGAGCGTCAAGTTGTAGCTCAATCTGCTGCTGCCGCATTAGGCCGTAAGACAGATGAGTTAATCACAGCAGCAATGGATGCTGGTGCAAACTCAACGCAAATCGCTGATACAGGTGGTGCATTAGGAAAAGCTGATTTACTAACATTGTTTGAAACAATGGGTACAGCTGACATTCCAGAAGACGGACAGCGTTATATTGCTATGTCTCCAGCTGGATATACTGACTTGTTTAACATTAACGAGTTTGCATCAAGTGATTATGTAGGCCCACAAAGCTTGCCGTTTGCTGGTGGTATGACAATTAAAGAGTTCTTAGGATTTAAGATCTTCTCAACGTCTGCTGTTGCTGGTGGTAAAAACTTTGCATACCATACATCATCAGTTGGTATCGGTATTAACTCTGATGTTTCAACAGAGCTTAACTATGTACCGCAAAAGGTTGCACACCTAGCTACATCAATGATGTCAATGGGTTCAGTAGTAATCGACAACAATGGCGTTTACGAAGTTTTAGACAACAACTAATATTTTAGGGGGCGCAAGCCCCCTTTAACTCCAATATATAGGTTGAAGAAATGCCAGCAAATACACCAATAAAAGTATGTTCACGCGCTTCCGTCCTTATGGGCGGTTCTCCTATTTCATCGTTTGATGAAGGTACAGCCGAAGCTGATGTAGTTGACGCAATGTACGAGGACATAGCAAGAGCCGCGTTGACAAGTACACGCTGGCGATTTGCTACTAACCAACAAGTATTAAACAGATTAGCTGCAGCACCCACTAGCAGATATGACGCTGCATACCAAATGCCATCAGATCTTCTTATGCTTAGTGCTGTTACAGTTAACGACGACCCAATAATATATGACACATATGGCGATAAAGTATATTGCGATACAACTACAGAAGAAGTTGTTGTTGCAGATTATATATATAGAGCCAGCGAATCTTCTTGGCCTTCTTACTTTACACTAGCTGTAGAGTTTCAAGTAGCTGCAATGCTATCAATATCTATAGCGCGTGATGCTTCTTTAGGTAGTATGATGGATCAACAAGCTGAAAGACAGATGATAAAAGCCAGACGACTTGACTCGCAACAACAGACAACACGCAAGTTAATGACATCAAGGTTTATAGCACAAAGGCGTAGCTAATGCAGAAAGTAAGAATACCACAGAATAGCTTTCAGTACGGCGAAATAAGTGACAATACTGTAATGAGGACTGATAGTCCTATCTATGCTGCCTCTGCGCAAAGCCTAGAAAACATGATTGTATTGCCAGAAGGTGCTGTAAAGAAACGACATGGCACAAAGTTTATTGATACTGCATCATCATACACAAACAAAGAAATACATTTAACTTCGTTTGTTTTTGACGATAATGAAGAGTATTTAATTGCTATAGGCGATGCATTTATTGCTCCATTTAGATTATTATCTGATGGAACAGTAGTTAACTTAACTGATGTTACTGTTGATACACAGGGTAATCCTTTACCTTTTGATAAAGATTATTTGCATCAGTATAATACTGCACAATATGGGGACGTTATGTTTATATGTCACCCATTGTTTGCACCGCGTATGCTTACAAGAACAAGCCTTACAACATTTGAACTTAGTGTATTTAGCTTTGACGAAAGCTATGATGGTAAAGATAGATATCAACCATACAGTGTTTTTCATGGCGCAAACCAAACATTAGCAGCAAGTACATATACTGTAGGTAGCAGTAGAACATTAACTGTTAGCTCTCCTTACTTTGATACAACAGGTAAGCATAACAATGTTGTATTAAGATATGGTGGTAATGAAATAAGAATAGATTCAGTAACGTCATCAACAGTTGCTACTGGTACTATTATAAAAGAACTATCACATAGACTTACTGTTACTAATCCATTGCGTACAAGAGATGGTAACTCGGATATTGAAGTAACACAAATTAATCATGGGTTAATAGTAGGTAGCCAAATAACTGTATCAGATGCAGTAGCAGTTGGTGGTATAAATGCAAGTCAAATTAATGGCGTTAGAACTGTTCAAGATATATTAGACGAAAATACTTATAGCATTAATACAAATGGTGTAGCAAACGTATCTGAAGATGGTGGCGGTTTTGTAAAAATAAGCTCTAATGCTGCTACTACTAGATGGGATGAGCAATCTTTCTCTGCATTGCGTGGGTATCCAGCAGCAGTTACATTCCATGAAAATAGATTATGTTTTGCTGGCACATTAGCAGAACCAGATACAATATTTATGAGTCAACTAGGTGAGTTTTTTAATTACGATGTTGGTGAAGCAGACGATACTGATGCTATAATTTTAGTAGCAGCTACAGGTGATGTTAATGAAATAAGATATATGAGGTCTAATCGTGACTTACAGATCTTTACGCTATCAGATGAGCTGTATATACCAACATACCTTAACCAATCTATTACACCTACAAACGCACAGATAAGAAAGCAAACACCATTTGGTACTGAGTTTGTTTTGCCTACGTCTATTGATGGTGCAACTATTTTTGTTGAGCGTGGCGGTAGAGCAGTACGTGAGTATATATATTCTGATGCAGAAGATGCTTATATAGCAACAGGTGTATCTACAGTAGCAAGCCATCTTATAGTAGACCCAGTTGATATAGCGGTTGTGCATTCTGGATTTAACACGCAAGAATCTTATGCTGCTATGGTTATGGGCAATGGTGACATGGCATTGTTTAGTTCTAACAGAGCAGAGAAACGTGCAGCTTGGACTAACCTAACTACACAGGGCAGCTTCTTAGCTACTGCTGCTATAGGTGATAGACTGTTTGTTTATAACAAAACACACAATAACAAGTATTGCTTTTGTGAATTTGTAGACGATATAGGTTTAGATAATTATGCTTATTATGCGTATAGCAGCAATCCTATAAATATAATGCTATATAGTCAAAATACTACATTAGATGTTATTGGTTTTGATGGAACTAATAAAGTTTATTTAGGTGAGTTTACTTCAGATAGTAGCGTTAATATTGATTTAACTGCATATACTGACTACACGCATTTCTACATAGGTAAAAAATTTACATCTAAAGTAATTACAAATGCATTAGATACTGTAGCAGCCAAT